GTCGATTCTTCATGATAGCCGTACCGCCTGTCAGGCAATCGTGGATGTAATCCATCGCCAGGAGCCTGAATGGTATCACCTTGTCGTAGAAATACTCGCCGTAGAAGAACGCGAGATCCTCGCTGGCATCGACAGATGAACCCCCTTGGAGGGCCCTGACCCCGACAAACGGGTCGTTGGAGATCATGGCGTCGGCAAAGCTGGCCTCCAGCCCGTCTACGCCTACGCGGATCAGGGGGAGGTACTCGTTGGACGCTCCCGGCCAAGGATCAACCTTCTCCTCCACCTCCGGGACGGTATAGTAAGCCTCCTGCCAGGTCCGGACATCATCCAGCCAACCTCCCTGGAAGTCCTTGGCAATCCCGATCATCTCCTCCAGGAGTTCCTGGAGCGGCTTGATCCCTTTTCGAGTCAGCTTCAACTCGTCTAGCAGATTATCAATCGGCATGGCGAATCCAAGCGGGCTAGTTCATGCGGGCACGGAACGACATCCCACAGGGACACAGGTACTTACCCAGTGAGACCTTCCCCTGGTGAGAGGCCCCTCTGAGGATGGCCTGATCGGCTATACAGCCCTCGGCGGAAGAAGATTCCGACTCCCTGGCGGCATCGCCTTTCTTGATCTCGCCGTCTGCCGTAGCCACACTGGTCAGCTTGGGACACTGGAAATCGGGAACGTCAAACCCAGGCTTCTTAGCCTTCGGTAAATCTTCCCCGTTGATGCGTGATTTTCTTCTTGTCACGATTCCTCCTTGATGATTGAACGGTCACGGCCCCGGAGTGAAGTTCACTCTTGAGCCTAGCTTGCTGTGTCTCCGAGAGGGGAGACCCGGAACTGAGTAGCAAAGCAACTTGCTTTTTCGATTTTGTCTTGGGCATCTGACAATCCTAGTACGCCCGGCTATTCCTAGTCCTGCGTCCGATGCTCACCCGCTGTTTCCCGTATCTGTAATTCCTGGGGAAACTAGCCCCGTCCTTCATGTACGGGTGATAAGGCTTGAGGTTAAAGGGAAACGAAGCCATCCCGATGCACACCAGCCAGGCTGCCGAGACATGATCGTCGTGGCAACCAGGCATGGCTTCAGGCTTGCCACCCGTGGTGATATGAAACGTCCTGTGTTCCTGGATCGTCTGCTCGTCATTAAACAGGATCTGCCTGTCGTCGATGTAGCTCGCCAGCCTGCTGACGGCGATACGGCGGTTCGCGCCCGTCCTGAAGCCGACCTCTGAGTTACGCCTGCCTTTATCGTCATACTCGTCATTCTTGCAGTAAAGCCTGGATTTGGGGTACTTCTTGGCGACCTGGATACAAACGTGCTTCCCGGATGAGTTGTTCTCAATCGTCGTCCACGCCCCGTTGTAATACTCCATCAACAGGAGCAAGGGCTCCACCAGGGCTTCTTCGGAGATCTGCCCGTACATCTTGGCGACCTGAACTCCATCCCTTTGGCGGTGTACCAGGACCACGGTTCCATCCGGCTTCTTCTGCCCGTCCGGGATCTTCCCTTCAGCCACATCCACGCCGATGACGTAGTTGAACCCCTGAAGGGGATGCTCGCGGATATAGGTCTCTCCCGTGGAATCCGGAATGAACTCCAGACGCCGGGACATCCGGGACGCCGGAGTCAGAGTTCCACGGGAGAACTCCTGTACGTCCATCTGATCCAGGATCTCGATGTTGAACTTGGGCCTCCCGGAATGAATAAAAGCCTCTCTAGGCGTACTGGGATACTCCTGGAAGCGGATCTGGGGGTCTTTCTGGCACTTCTCCTTGAGTAGATTGCGATAAGCGTTGATCTGCTCCAGGTTCACACCGAAGCGGTCAATCAGCGATTGCTCCAGCGTGGTCAGGGTCTGCTCCAGGAATTCCTCCTCCCCGACGTAGGAGAACTCCTCGCTGTACTGGGGGTCTTCAAACCAGGGGATGAACAGCGGGATGTAATTATTCCATTCTTCTCGATTCAAGATATTCACACTAGGAATGGGAATCCCACTAGGATCGAGCTTCCAGGCCACGCGGCAATTATCATAAGCCGTGTCCCACATCGGCTTGAACAAAGAGTCGTACCCGTAGGCCGTACACTCAACAATGATCGTGGTCTTGGGGCTTTTGGCGACAGATTGGAACAGAGCCGTGGCCGTTTCTGAGCCCTTCTTCCATTTGGCTGCCTCGGAACAATGCAGGAATTGAGGGGTCAATCCCGTGCCCGCCAGTTCGTTCCCGGCGGTCAGAACCTGAATATGGCCCTCATGGTCTTTGAATTTCAGTTCTCCGACGTTCCCGCGCTGGAGTTCCGGCTTGGGTAGATCGTAGTTCCGATAGCACCGTTCTCCGATCCGGAAGATGTCCTTGGTGGATTCAGAGTCATGAGCGATGACCACGGCGTCGATTCCCCTCTCCAGGGCCTCGATCTGCATGAGAATCTGCACCAGGGTGGAAAGCCCCTCTTTACGGGCCTTCAGGATGATTATACGAATCGGTATGGTCTGCTGCCTGCACCAGAAATACAGGGCCAACAGCTTGAGTTGAGCCAGTTTCAGCTTCCGGATGGGGCGCAGCTCACCATCGCCGTCCTTGATGTAGAAATGCTTTTCGATGTGATGGAGCGGATTCAGCTTGCACAGGGTCTGCTCGGCCTGAATCCTGGGATCAAGAGTGGGGATCGCTTGCGTACTCATCTTCCGGCGTAAGGGTCGCTCGCAAAGCGACAGGGAGCATCGCGGTCATGGAGGCATCGCCAGAGTAGCAAAGGCCCCCAACGAAACACGACCTCATCCTCTAGCGGGAGGGTGTCATCCCCGAAGTGGATGTGCAGGCGAGGCCCCAGAAGCAGGCATTTAGCCACTCTGGGGCTCACCCGTATCCGGGACCGGGGCTGGAGATTCCGGTTCCGGAGTAGCCTTGTCTTCCGAGAACACGCTCACAGCGACGCTCTCGGCTTCGACATCGAACTGCTTCTTGTAGGTTTCCAGTTCTTCCTTGGTCGGATAGGAGCCATGCTCGGCCATATATCGGTTCGACCAGTAATCATTCGGTTGGTCCCCTTGACTAGGATTTGGGATCAAGGGGAAATTAGGTTTTCTCTGGTTGGCGTAGAGCCCGGACAGCTTGAAGAACTGGTCTCGGGCTGAGGATCTGGCTTTCCAATGGGGGTTTTCCATGTCCGCCACCAGCCCCTTCACGGCGATTTCCTTGGCTCGAAGCTCCGAGAAACGCTGATAGAGATAGACCTGAACGTCCGGGTCGTGGAAATTGCGGTGCGCCTCCCTGGTAAGGGTCTTTTCGCTGTAATTGGGCTTTGCCACCCTCATTGCCTCTTTCCTGCTTAAGCCTTGCAAGAGGCCCTCGGCAAATTTAAGTTTCGTGGGAGGGAGCATGAAGGGCCCGTGGCGATACCACTGGTAGAGCCTCGCGGTGAAATCCGCGATGCTTCTCTCCATATTTCTAGGATCAAGTTCTGGCACACTGAGGGGAGTTTAGCAGACACCCCCCAGCAGGAGTCAACTAGAAATTCCTAGTTGATCGGTTCTAGGCCAAACTGCACTTCCATGATTTCTTGCATTTCACGGATCTGGCCGCGGAGCTGGATAATCAACTGGTAGGCTTCGACCTTTTCCCCTTCGATATAATACTCAGCCCCTTCGGCGGAGGAAGATGGGTTCTCTACGATGAGCGTTGCGAGGCTGGTTTCTGGTGCAAGAATCACCGCCTGATCCCACTCGATCACGGCCCGATCTTCCTGTTCGGCTGGTTCCTCGAACTCCGGGTAGAAAGCCCACATCAAGCCCATCGTGAAAATAATAGCCGCGACAACGACTACAAGAAACACCCAGATCTCAGATTCCCCTTCTTCTGCGATAACGCGACCGTTGTTCATGGCTCCTCCTGGATTTGTTGGGTAGCCTCACCCAGGCTTAGGAAGTTTGCGTCATTCCCGAAAGGAGAAAAGAGTGAACTTCAATTCGCCTAGGCGAGACATTCTATGAAAGTACCACGCTTCTTGCTATTCCGGGGGTGCGCTTCAAGGCTCCATGCCGCTCCAATCGCCCCAGAAGCTCCAGCACGGCCTGATCGGACTTCACCCCTAGCCTACCAGCCATTTCCCTGAGAGTCGGCGCGTAGCCGAAGCTCATCTTGAAATCGGCGATGATCTTGAGAAGTTCTTTCTGTCGTTCCGTAATGCCCTGATTCTTGTTCATGATTTAACGAGTTCCCTGAGTCTATATGAAGTACCTACGTTTTTCAACCCGGATCACTAAAGCCCCCTCCTGAAGTGCAACACTCACAGAGTTCCCTTCTCCCTGAAATAGTCAATTACCAGCCACATGACACACGCTACGAAAACCGTCACGACAACCCCCAACACAAACGAATCCCAATCAATCATTCCCCTACTATACACTCAGGGACAGGCGTGGTAAAATGCCTCCCATGAAAAAAGACACGAAAAAGACACAATGAGCAAGAAGCCTTACCTAATCCAGTGTCCCATGTGTGACGCTATACGAGTCAATAGGACGAAAAGGGCTTGTGGGGCTTGCAAGACGCCCTTGGTGTACCCAGGAGAATGGTTTGAACCCGGCATGGAGGGTTTTGTGTGGTCGGGAGAGAGATGGGTTTCAATAGCTGAAGTGAGAAAGGAATGAATGGCTTATCTCTATGTTCCGGGATTGGGAGCCTCGACCTCGGAATCTGGCTCGCTGAACCCTCTTATCGAACAGTCTCTTATGTCGAGAGGGAGGCTTATGCAGCGGCGGTACTGGTCAAGCGCATGGAAGAAGGGAGGCTGGATCAGGCTCCTATCTGGGATAGCCTTGAAACCTTCGACGGCAAACCGTGGCGTGGAGTCGTGGATATTGTCGTTGCGGGCCTACTCTCTGGGCCTTCCTCAGTTCAGCCCGCACACCCCCATAAGAGGCCCCGCCGAGGAAAAATGCCTTAAACCTCAGCAGGGCCATGTCAGCGTGAACTAACCCCCCTATCGTATACTCAGGGGGTGCCGTTGTCTAGGGATTAGAATTGGATTTCGTCGAACAGGGCGTCTGCATCACCCTTGTCGCCTTTTCCTTTGATGGCCTTAGCAACAGCGAACAGGGCGTCTGCCACGGCATATACGGCGTCAGTGATGTTGGCGTACTCCAGGTTAGCATCGCACCTCGCTGGAGCCATTAAATGCTCCTCAATTAAACTTAGTGATCTGGCGATGCTTTCAAGTTGCGCTTCCTTATTCGGCATCCACACCTCAATCTCTTTTGCTTGTTTCAGGTAACTCATCATTCCCCCTCCCCCGCATCCGGAGCAGATCCACAAACTGATCGGTGAACTCCTGGAGTTGTTTATCTCCTGGCATCGTCAATTACCTTCCCGGTCTTATTTCCCATGCCAGCATTATACTCAGTCCCTATGTCAGGGAAAAGTTTTTTCTATTTTTTGTCCTGGGGAGTGGAGGGACACACCAATGAGCCTCTGCGCACCCGGAGGTCAAGGAAACGGGACTCCTAGTCAAAGGGGTTTCGGCTTCTGGCACTAGGGCCTAGCTAGGGTTAGGTCTAGCATTGGGCCCTAAGATCGTAGGCACTAGGGCTTGTCCAGCTGACCCTGACTAGGGCTAGGCTAGGGTTCGATTTAGTGCTACCAGGCGCACACCCTTAGCCTTCCACTATCCTTCTAACTGCCACAGGGGGGGAAGGGGAAGAGAGAAGAGAAGAGAAGAGATATAAGAGAAGAGAAGAGAAGAGAGAATGGGTTGGGGTTCCTAGTCTACTAGGATATTAAGAAATACATAGATACCTAACTTGATAGAAGGGGGGAATGGTACGGGGGAATATGGGGCCTGGGAAGAGTACGGCTTTACCTTGTCTTATCTAGCTGGTATTATTAGAGGTGCCCCCGGATGCACCGGGGGGGGAACAACTAACAGCCTTTAGAAAGGGGCAACATGGAACACCAAACGCAAAGAATGGAAGATAAGAGGGTGTTAATAGAGCAAGCCGATTTTAACGCTGACTTCGGCCTGACCACAAACCAGGACGGCTTCCTTAAACTCAGGAAGGCCCAAATTGTAGGCGTACTGGATTACACCTATCGGGAACTCAGTGGCCTTGCTAAAAGAGTCGAGGAAATAGAAGCCTTTCTGAAGGCCGAAGAAAAAGAAAACAAAAGGCTGAGAAGAAATAGAAAGAAGATAACAAGGGCCT